ATGATTTCCGTAAGAATGGTGGTGTAATGAATCATGAAACTGTGGATTCAATCTCCAAGCGTAGAAAGCCTTTCACAGTGGATTACACAGGATTTGGTTGGGTTCTAATTAAAAATGGAGTCTTTGAGAATCTTGAATATCCTTGGTTTGCTCCAAAGATGCAAGTCTTTGAGTCCGGTGCAGTTCAAGACATGTGTGGTGAAGATGTCTCATTCTGTCTTGATGCAATTGAAAAAGGTTATCAAATCTGGTGTGATCCTCGCATTCGTGTGGGGCATGAGAAAACTCGTATTATCTGATGGAAAAAACTTACAATCTTTTATACAAAGGTCGTAAAATTTATACAAATCTCACTACAGAAGACTGTAGTGAGATTCTTCAAGACTTCTCAGAACGTTTTTATAACGATGAAAAAATTGATTTAAACTTACTTGAATTGGAGGAAATTTAATGGCATCTAAAGGCGGAACGAATAAGACTGTATTTGAAGCAGGAGCCCCAAAAAAGACTCGCCAAGGGCGGTCTGCTCGTACTCTTCTTTCAGCGACTTCTCGTAATGGACGTAAGAAGAAATATCGAGGTCAAGGAAAATAAATTTAAGAGTGCTTAAATAGAAATAAGCACTCTTTTTTTATGTTTTCAGATAAAGAACTTCATATTTTAAATTGGATTAAAAATGTTTCTCAAGTAAGAGAAGAATTAAATGGATTTGCCATTTGTCCCTTTGCATCAAATTCAAAATTTAAAATCATAGAGTGCTCCGCAGAAGACATTGCACCAATAGAAGGATATCAAGTCATTATTTTTATTGTCGAAGACCACTTAGATCTTAATACCATTCAATTCTGGATTGATTTTTATAATTCAAAGCATGAGAAATGGAAATTTTTTGAAGATTGTGGTGCATACGATACATACATTAATGGTATACAGACAAATAATGGTAAGTATAACTTAATTTTAGCACAACCAACTGACAAATTAAAAAAATTTAGAAAAACTCTAGCTAAAACATCATATTATGACCTATGGAATGATGAATATCTAAAAGAAATCCTTGAAGATGACTATGATATGGTTAAAAACGGGATAGAAACCCCGTAAAAAGTTCTGATTTAACAAATCAGGAGCAAAAAATGGACCAAAAAATGCTTAGAGAGATTGCAAACGACGATTTAACACCCAAAAAGCATAATTTTAAAGTTCAAAATGAAATTCATGAAAAAATTCGTAATGACGAGGATTATGATGATTGGGAATATGGTACAGAACCACTTTATGAATCTAAAAAACCCTAATAAATAAGATAGATTTATTATTTTTTTATGCCTGTAGAAAGGGTAAGTAAAGGTTTTAAAGATTTAAGTATGACGTTTCAGGTTAACCCTGTAAATTATGACTTAATTGCTTTAAAAAATGAAACTGCTATTGCCCGTTCTGTTCGAAATTTAGTATTTACATATCCTGGCGAAAAATTTTTTAATGAAGATCTAGGTTCAAAGGTGAGTAGATCTCTCTTTGAAAATATGGACGAAATTTCTGCATCGATCATCAAAGATGAAATTGAAAATACTATTAGAAATTATGAACCTAGAGTGAATTTAATTGAGGTAGTTGTTTCACCAAATTATGATAACAACGAATTTAACGTTACTATAAATTATCGTATTGTGGGAATTGATGCTCTTCCACAACAATTATCATTTGCACTTCAGCCAACACGATAAATGGCATTAGTAAACTTTACAAATTTAGATTTTGATCAAATTAAAACTTCGATAAAAGATTATCTTAGATCGAATTCCAATTTTACTGACTATGATTTTGAGGGATCTAATCTCTCAACTTTAATTGATGTTCTAGCATATAATACATATATTTCCTCATATAATGCTAATATGATTAGCAATGAGGTGTTTATTGATAGTGCAACACTAAGAGAAAATGTTGTTTCACTTGCAAGAAATATAGGATATGTTCCAAGATCAAGAACAGCAGCAAAAGCATCCATTTCTTTTTTTGTAGACACAACAAATTTTTCAACAAATCCACTTACATTAACTATAAAAAAAGGTATTATCTGTACATCTTCAAGTAGTTTTGGATCAGAAAATTATACTTTTGCAATTCCTGCTGATATAACAGTTCCGGTTGTAAACGGAATTGCGTTTTTTGAAGATATTGAGATTTATGAAGGAACTTTCTTAACAACTAACTTTACGGTTGAGTCAGAAAATCCAGCACCACCTCAAAGATACATTCTAGAAAATGCAAATATTGATACTTCAACAATTGAAGTGCTTGTTAGAGATACGCAAGCAAGTACATATTCAAGAAAATTTATTCTTTCTGATAGTTTATTTTCAATCACCTCAACGTCTAGAGTATTCTTTTTACAGGAGATTGAAGATCAAAGATATGAATTAATTTTTGGTGATGGAATATTTGGGGAAAAATTACAATCTTTAAACTATATTAATGTATCGTATATAATTACCAATGGATCATCTGGAAATGGAGTTTCATCATTTTCTTTTAGTGGTAGAATTGTAGACAATAATAACAATCTTATTACATCTGGAATTTCCCTTATTACAACAAATATTTCTTCTCAAGGTGGAAAGGAAATTGAATCTGTAGACTCTGTTAAAAAATATGCACCAAGAATTTATGCTGCACAGAATCGTGCTGTAACTGCATCTGATTATGAAGCATTGATTCCAAAGATTTATCCAGAAACTCAATCAGTATCTGTATTTGGCGGAGAAGATTTATCTCCCCCGCAGTATGGAAAAGTATTCATAACTATTAAACCATTTTATGGTCCATTCGTACCAAATTCAATTAAAGATAATTTAAAAAATGAACTGAGAAAATATGGTGTTGCAGGTATTGTTCCAGTAATTCTTGATTTGAAATACTTATATCTGGAAACTGATGTTACTGCTTATTATAACACAAATCTTGCACCAAGTTCTGATTATGTAAAAACTATAATATCTAATAATATTAATAGTTACGCCAACTCTACAGAATTGAATAGGTATGGAGCTAGATTTAAGTCCAGCAAATTTCAAAATGTTGTAGATAATAGTCATGAATCTGTAACATCTAATATCACTAAGGTACAAATTAGAAGAGACCTGAGAGCTAGTTTGAACCAATTTGCAAATTATGAAATTTGTTTTGGAAATAGATTTCACATTAAAAATGTAAATAATTACAATATAAAATCCTCTGGGTTTAAAATTTCAGGAATAAATGATACATTATATCTTTCTGATATTCCAAATGCAAATCAAACTACGGGAGAAATTTTCTTCTTTAAGTTAGATTCACCTACTCAACCCGCAATCGTAAAAAGATCTGTTGGTACTGTTAACTATGAAAAAGGTGAGATATTACTAAATCCAGTAAATATAGTTTCAACCTCAAAAACTATGCAAGGAGAATCAATTATTGAAATTTCCGTTTCTCCATACTCCAATGATGTGATTGGATTACAAGATTTATATTTGCAACTAGATATTAATAATAGTGTGTTAAATATGTTATCTGATGAAATTTCTTCGGGTGCTGATCCTTCAGGAACAACATATAAAATAACTTCAAGTTACACAAACGGGAACTTAGTAAGATTATAAACAAATGGTAGACACAAGAATTAAGATTAGTTCAGTTGTTGCAAATCAACTTCCAGGATTTGTAAGAGAGGAATTTCCTCTTGTAGGTGAGTTTTTATCGCAATATTACCTTTCCTTGGAAGGTCAAGGATCTACTTTAGATATTTTACAAAATATTGATCAGCACATTAAGGTAGATAATTTAACAAATCTTACAGATTCCACAACTCTTTCAAATGATATAGATTTTATTGATGATACTATTAATGTAGAAACGACCTATGGATTTCCACAATCATACGGTCTAATTCAAATTGATTCTGAAATTATTACTTACACAGGAATTACCACAAACTCATTCACTGGATGTGTTAGAGGTTTCAGTGGTGTTAAATCATATAAAGGATTAAACACAACTGATGAGTTAGTTTTCTCTCAATCAGAATCATCTACACATTCATCAGGCACTATTGTTTCTAATTTAAGTATACTCTTCTTAAAAGAATTTTTCACTAAAGTAAAAAAACAAGTAACTCCAGGATTTGAAGATAGAGAATTTTATTCTGGAATAAATGAAAATCTTTTTATTAAACAATCTAAAGATTTTTACTCTTCCAAAGGAACCGATCAATCTTTTGAGATTTTATTTAGAGCATTATATGGAGAAGACGTAGAAGTAATTAAACCTAGAGATTATCTATTCATTCCATCAGATGCTCAGTACAGAGTAACTAGAGATCTTGTAGTAGAAGCATTAGATGGAAACCCAGAAGATTTAATTAATAGAACACTATTTCAAGATCAAACTGATATTTTTCGTCGTGCTACAGGATCAATCAGTGATGTACAAAAAATTACAAGAGGAGGAAAGAATTATTACGTTTTAAGTCTCGATTATGATTTTGATAAAGATATCAATGTAAAAGGATCAATTTTCGGCAAATTTTCAATTCATCCTAAAACAAAATTAATTAACTCAGTATCAACTGGATCAACTACACTTGATGTAGATTCTACGGTTGGATTTCCAAGTAGTGGTACATTAATCGCAGATTATTCTGATGGAACATCTTCCACTATTACATATGAAGCAAAATCATTAAATCAATTTTTTGGATGCTCTGGAATAGATCGCTTAATTACTTCTACTCAAGATTTAAGGTTAGATGCATATGCATATGGTTATTCTGGATTAAGCACATCAAATGTCGTTAAAGTAAGAGTTACTGGAGTTCTTTCAGATTTAGACTTAACTCCATTTACTTTTTATTATGAAAGTGGAGATATTATTAGAAACAAATCTCTAGGAATTGGATTAACTGGATATCCAGCAAATAATTGGTTTTTTAATTTAGCAACTTCATATGATGTTCAATCTTTATCTATAGAAAACAATGTTAATTTTTCATATTCAGTAAGAACATTTGATACTCACAATTTTGTTGTTGGAGATTCGGCAAAAATAATCTCTAATGATGGATTGGAAGTGAATACCCAAATTATTTCAATTTTAAATCAAAATACTTTTGTAATCAAAGGGCAAGGTGAATTAAATTCGCAGAAAAATTATACTATCCAGAAAATTTTATCGAAAGTAAATTCAAATAATTATCCAGAATTAAACATTTATACTACAAATGTACAAAATGTATATTCGGATTCTAATTCTTTATATGTTGCTGCACCTTCACTTCCAAGTTATCTAGAGCAACCACTTAACATTAATAATAGATCAGTATCTTTTTCTGGGACTTTCTTAGGAGAAAATCTTAATATTTCAAATCATGGATTTTATACTGGAGACTCTGTAACATATAGACCAAAAAGTTCGTCAAATTCTTTAAATATTTCTGAAGGAGTTTATTTTGTAAAAAAAGTAGATGATAATACAATAAAGTTAGCAAGAAGTAAATCTAATATCTACAATCAAAATTATATTTTTGTTTCCGGAACTGTTGTTGATAGTGTTTTAGAGTATACTAATTTTGCGTATAAAACTTTAGGTCCACAAAAACTAATTAGAAAATTATCTAATCCAGTAAATGAAGATATAAGTTATGAAACAAATCCAGGTTTTACTGGTATTCTTGTAAATGGTGTAGAAATTTTAAATTACAAATCAAATGATGTTGTCTACTATGGGCCTATTGAAAAAATAGATGTTTCTTCTGGTGGTAGTGAATATGATGTTATTAATCCACCAAATTTAAATGTATCTGATGTTGTTGGAAGTGGAGTTTCTGCTTATTGTGAAGTTGAAGGAATCTTAGAAAGAATTGAAATACTAGATGGTGGATTTGATTATGTCGATAATCCCACTATTACTATCAGTGGTGGAAATGGTAGCGGTGCGGTTGCATCCGCAAATTTGATTGCAATCAAGCATTCTGTATCTTTTAATTCAGTCTCTGGTGCAAATTTAGTTGATCTTGCAAATAATACTGTAGCGTTTTCTTCATATCATAAATTTAGAGATGGTGAGTTAATAATTTATGAAACGGATGGGCAGACGGCAGTAGGAGGTCTTTCAACATCTTCGCCATATTATGTTTCTGTCCAAGATTCGTATACTGTAAAATTTCATAAAACTTATGATGATGCTATTGCACAATCTAATGTAATTGATCTAACTTCTTATGGTGTAGGAAATCACAATGTAAGATCAGCAAATTCTAAAAAAATTATTGGTTCAATATCAATTGTAAATTCTGGAAGTGGTTATAAAAATAGAAAAACCACGGTCACTTCTTCTGGAATTAACACTTCGTTAAATTTAATTACAATAAAAAATCACAAATATAAGAGTGGGGAAATAATCTCATATACGCCAGGAGATTCCGCAATCGAAGGATTGACTCAGGGGTCTTATTATGTTACAAAGATTGATGACGATTCTTTTAAATTATCATTGGTTGGTGTTGGATTAACAAATCCAGATTTCTATTATAAAAATAATCAATTTGTTAACTTAAATTCTATTGGGTCTGGAGTACAATCGTTTAACTATCAACCAATTCAAGTTACTATTTCTGGCACCGTTGGAGTTTCTACAAGAACAAATCAAAATTTCAATGCAGTACTACAACCAATCTTTAGAGGTGAAATCAAATCAGTATTCATAGAAAATGGTGGAGTAGGTTATGGTTCGTCGGAAATTTTAAATTATAATAGACAACCATCGTTCAATTTGAGTAGTGGATCTGGAGCGCAACTCAAAGCTATTGTTTCGAATGGAAAAATAGAACAAGTTTTAGTTTTAAATTCAGGAAGTGATTATAACTCTCCCCCAAATTTGCAAGTAAATGGATCTGGTAAAGGAGCTATTCTTGTTCCAGTTATATCATCTGGATCTATTGTCGAGATTAAAGTAATTAGTGGTGGGTTTAATTACCTATCTGCAGACACTACAATTTCAGTCATACCTGCAGGTTCAAATGCAAAGTTTGAATCAACACCAAAATTATGGACTGTTAACTTATTTGAAAGACTTTTACAAAATAATAAAATAACTGACGATGATGGAGTTATAGCAAATGGAACCAATTCACAATTTGGATTAGAATATTCTCATTTATATTCTCCGAGAAAACTAAGACAATCTGTATTGGGTATTAAAATTGTAAACGGAAGTCCAACTTATGTTCCAGATTTACAATTAGACAATAATGGTGTGGAGATTTTATCAGAGGTACACTCACCCATTATTGGTTGGGCATATGACGGAAATCCAATATATGGACCATATGGATACGATAAATTAACTGGCGGATCCGCTAGATTAATGAAATCTGGATATACTGAAGTTACTTCCTCAAATAGACCAAATCTTTATCCTGATCGTTTTTTTGTTGAAGATTACATCTATACGAACTCTGGAGATCTTGATGAATACAATGGAAGATTTTGCGTTACTCCAGAATTCCCAAATGGAGTTTACGCATATTTTACTACCATTGATACTCTTATAGTAGAATCTTCACCTCCTTTTAGAAACTATAGAAGACCACAGTTTCCTTACTTTATAGGTAATAAGTTTAAATCGAAACCAATAGAGTATAATTTCGATAGATACTCAAATCAAGATGATATTGATTTAAATTCAACAAATTTAACAAGAAATACAAGTCCGTACAACTTATTAAAGCAAAATACTTCATATGATTTTCTTTTAAATCCAAAGGATATTTTAAGTCAGACTAGTAAAATTACAAATACGGAAGTCGGTAAAATTCGGACAATAGGAATTCAAAGTGGAGGTATCAACTATCAAGTTAATGATTCAATACTTTTTGATAATACCTCAACTGGTGGATTTGGAGCGGCCGCCAAAGTTTCTGAAGTTTTAGGAAAACAAATAACAAACATTAGTATTGCATCAACCAACATTGCAAATGTTGAATTTGTACCTTATTCTGTTAATGGATTTTTTATTGGTTTTGCAACTTCTCCGCATGACCTTATAAATTTTGATATCATATCGATAAGCGGATTATCTACTAGTGCAAATAATCTAAATTCATTTTATAATGCTGGTATTGCGACAAATTCTTTCATTTTATCGCAAGATGTTTCTTCAAGTTCTACAACGGGAATTATAACCTATTTTAATATTTCGGGAAATACTGATTTTCCCAATATTAGAGAAAATGATATTTTAGGTATTGGAACTGAAAAAGTAAAGGTATTAAATGTAGATAACATTTCTTCAAGAATAAGAGTTCAAAGAGAATATAATGGAACTGTTGGTTATGCTCATACTGCATCATCATTACTAATAGAAAATCCAAGAAAGTTTGCCTTCAACTCCAGAGTAACATCTTCCCAATATCAATATGAGTATAGTAGAGAATTTTATTTTAATCCTATAGAAACGATTGGTATTGGAACAACCGCAGGAGTTGGTGTTGGGGTTACATTAAGGTTTTCAAATCCAGGAGTAGGAATAACTCAAATATACATACCAACCAAATCTCTTTATATACCAAATCATAATGTTGAAACTGGCAATGAATTAATTTATTATAATAATGGCGGAAATTCAGTAT